ACAACGTCCGTATTAAAGAGATTATTCTCCCTGGCTAATGTCTTTTCTGCGGAGATCGAATTTGAGACAGTACTGAACAGAGACTACTCTTTAAAAGAGATTGTCCTAAATGTATATCGGAAACACTCCGATACAGACAGCGGAGTCGGAGAATACCGGAATGACATTGTACTGCGGTACGGGAAAGGAATTACCGGAATTCGAAAAACCACAGATGCCGAGAAGCTTTACACCTGTATCCAGCCGATCGGGAAAGACGGGCTGACGATTAATGGACTGGACAAAAAAGAATACGATGAGAACGGGAATATCGAGTACTTTACAGACGGCGCAATCATCCGGGCACCACAGGCAAGAGACCGGTTTCCATCCAACATCGTAAATAAGGCTGATGCTTATATCCTGATGCGGAAAGAGTATGATACGGATAACAAGGACAAGCTCTATAGCATGGCTCTGTCTGATCTTAAAACAGCATCCGAACCAGTAGTGACCTACGAGGTGGATGGATATTTTGACACCAACATCGGGGACACCGTGAGGATGCAGGATCAGGAGTGGACACCAGTGCTTTATCTACAGGCGAGAGTGTCCGAACAGGTGCGCAGTCTTACCAATCCAAAGACAGCAAAGACGGTATTTACAAACTACAAAGAGCTTACATCCGAAATTTCGGACAGCTTATTACAGAGGATGCAAGACCTTATTAATAAAAATAAGGTTTATACTTGCTCTATCTCAACAAACAACGGCATTATCTTTAAAAATGGCAGCGGCAGCACTACTCTTACTGCTTACGCTTACGATAACGGCGTGGATATGGCGGACAAGCTACAATTCCGATGGAGCAAGGATGGACATGAGTTTTATGTTGGTAAGAGCGTTACGGTAAATGCTACTGACGTGGATACAAAGGCGGTGTACTCATTTGAGGCTCTAGAAAATGGGATAAAACGTGGGTATTACGAGGTCACAATCACGGATGTAATGGATGGAGAGGATGGAAAAGACGGGGAACAGGGTCCTCAGGGCGAGAAAGGAGAGCAAGGCGAACAGGGGATTCCTGGAACAGCTGGTGCGAATGGAAAGACCAGTTATTTCCACATCAAGTATTCTTCTGTGGCAAAGCCGACAACGTTCAGTCAGATGACAGAGACGCCGTCTGCTTATATTGGAACTTATGTGGACTTTGTACAGGAAGATTCTACAGATCCTGCAAGATATACCTGGTCGCAGTTTAAAGGATCGCAAGGCGTAAAAGGAGATCAGGGAATTGCTGGTAAGAATGGTGCAGATGGGAAAACAAGTTATTTACATATCGCCTACGCAAACAGTGCTGATGGAAAGACAGGGTTTGATGTTTCGAATAGCGCTGGGAAGTTTTATATTGGACAGTATACAGATTTCACGCAAGCGGATTCTACAGACCCGACGAAATACGCATGGACAAAAATCAAAGGCGAAAATGGAAAAGACGGAACAAACTCAAGGAGCTACATCCTGGAAGCGTCCGATACCGCTATTAAAAAAGGTGCAGACGGAGCTTTAACACCATCTAAAATAACATTCCGGTCGTTTTATCGAGATGGAGACAGTGCGACAAGGATACCATATAATGGTAGATTTAAAATCGAAGAGTCAACCAACGGAACATCATACTCCGTGAAATACACCTCATCTGCGAACGAAAGTGCAAAGGAGTATACACCGACTGCAACTGCGAAAATACTCCGTTGCACGCTTTACAGCGCAGACGGGACTATAAATGCTTTGGATACGCAGAGTGTTGTTGTGCTTACGGATGTGGATAATTTGGAGATTGGCGGTAGGAATTTACTATTAAACACAGGGTTTAATACTTTTAACCATTGGATTAAAGGTAGTAATACAAAATCTCTCCAGATGGTTAATGGATGGTGTGAAGTTACGATTGGTGGGACATGGTCTGGATTTGTTCAAGAATTTATACCAGAAAAAAATGTTGAATACATAGTGAGTTACGAAGCGTATCTGGTAGACACTGTTGCTGAAACTGCTATGTTAGAAACAGATTTTGGTACTCCAGATCAAAATCAAACAATTAACAAAACGCCTGCAAAATATTCATTGAAATTAAAATATCCATCTACATCTTTAAATGGAAAAATAGATTTCATGTTATCAAATAATGAAGTGGGTAAAAAATGGAGAATTCGAAATATCAAACTTGAAAAGGGTAATAAAGCCACAGACTGGTCTCCCGCTCCTGAGGACATAGAAACTTTAGTAGTAACATTGTCCAACGATTCCCAAACAGTAGCAACAGACACAAACGGAAACGGTGGAAACTTTATAGATTGCTCTACAAAAGTGCAGGTTTACAACGGCGCACAGGACGTTTCAAAAGTCGCTACTTACACCGTAACAAAATCTTCCGGAATTGCTGGTACATGGGATTTAAGTACACGTACTTACAAGGTATCCGCTCTATCTACGGATAACGGATGGGTTGACATTAAAGTAACATACAACGGAAATTCTATCACAAGACGGTTTACGGTTTCGAAATCGAAACAGGGCGCGCAGGGAGCAACGGGACCTCAAGGTGATAATGGACCACAAGGGCCGGCGGGGACATCAGGAAGAGGGATAAAAACTATTACAGAATATTATTTGATTTCTTCCGCAAAAACAGGAATTACAACAGCGTCAAGCGGTTGGAGTACATCAGTTCCGACGATGACAGCAACAAATAAATACTTGTGGAACTATGAAAAATTTACGTTTACAGATAATACGACAGCGACCACTACACCAAAAATAATCGGGATATACGGAGACAAAGGAGCAACAGGAGCTACCGGTCCACAAGGACCTCAAGGGAATGCAGGTGCAACAGGTCCCCAGGGGCCACAAGGAGCGACTGGCCCGAAAGGACCGCAGGGGGCAACTGGTGCAACGGGACCACAAGGGGTAACTGGAAACGGAATAAAGTCTATCACGAATTATTATCTTGCAACGGCAAGCGGAAGCGGTGTGTCGGCGTCCACATCAGGATGGACTACAACTGTACAAGCAATAACGGCGTCAAAAAAATATCTGTGGAATTATGAGGTTGTTACCTATACAAATGGTAGCACGTATCAATCAGCACCATGTATCATCGGAGTATATGGTGATAAGGGAGCGACAGGTGCTACAGGAGCAACAGGACCAAGTGGCATAATTGTATCTTCTACGGCTCCGTCAAATCCTAAAGTTGGCCAGTTATGGCAAACGGCATCCGGTCAGCCGATCAAGCGGTGGGATGGAAGTAGGTGGGTGATCCATTATATCGCAGTCGAAAATCTGGACGTGCAAACGCTCAGTGCGATCGTTGCCAACCTTGGAACTGTAACAGCCGGACTTATTAAGAGTAAGGGTGGACACTTTTACATAAATGTAGACACCGGAGAGATCGTGTCTAAAAGCAGTGACGGTACAATTTCCGTTTTTGTAAAAAAAGAGAATATTGACATGGTAAGATCGTTTACAGCGTCTAGGTACTGGGGGAGTCGATTAAACTACTCTGGATTAGAATTTTATTCCGGCGGCAGTAGCATGGCAGATGATATCGCGAATGGATCTATGGTATGCTCTATTCGCGGAGATGAGGAGATGCGTGACTTTTCGGTGACAAACATAAATGGAGATAGCATATGGCTTATTAGGACAATTAAGCAGCTTACAAAATCTATCTCTTACGATTCCGGTACCGTGAAAGGTCCATATACAAGTACAAACTCCGCAAATAACATCCGTGTGGAACTAAAAAGAAGAGGATGTATGGTAACATGCAAGATCACAATGCTTGCACAATTTCCAGGAAGTGGCGAACACGGGCCATTCAACGAGGTGAAAATTCCAGTAGGATATCGACCGGTTGTGGATTTCTTTGCTCCCTATAGCGAAGTTGTAGGATCTAACATATTCGGAACGGGAAGATACGGCATAGGAAAAGATGGGGGGATCAAGATTTATGTGGAGAATGCCGCATGGACAGAACGTCACGCAGCGTTTACGTGGATTACAGATGATTGATTAAAGGAGCAAATATGGAGATAAGAGCAAGACCCTCACGGTCTTATTTTTATACTTTAAACCAGAAAGGAAAGTGAGGATATGAAGAAAATGGAACAGTTGGCAAATGTAAAAGCGTTTTTATGCATGGTGTTTGGAGCCATTGTTGGAGGATTTGTAAATCTGATTGGAGGATGGTCCGAGGATTTGACTACATCCTGAATCCGTGAAGTTCGGAGATTTTTAATGTTGATCCCTGAAGGGAACAGATCAACACTGAGAATTTCTATTCTGTGGCATGCAACACTTCTTTGTAAAGATCATCGTTGCCTTAAGCAGCATGTTTATCCACAGGCATTGCCTAAAAAGGGCAGACGCCCCCCTTAAGCGCTACCTGTCATGGCGAAATATAGAAGTAAAATAGAAAAAATCATCACATACTGAATTGTGCAAATGCAGTATATATTTCGGCGAACGTATGTCGCCAGACATTACTTTTGCCCAGACCCATAATCAATTGCCGTGCATGCTCGGTAACATGGCTTGCCATCATAATCATGTTGCTGATAACCGTACGGAGTCTGCGACGATGTACCTTATGGCGTGTTTTTCTTCTGCCAATGGATTCCTGTCCAATCATCCGCAGGATATTGTAGGCAAGAATGGTCAATTCAAGCACCAGTTCATTGGTGTCAAACTTTCCGGAAGGCAGCCGTTCCACATCCATATCGGTCTTGATTTCACTGTGAAACTGCTCACATTCACCATGGGCATGGTAATTCTGAATGACTTCTTCATCTGTCATCCCGGTATTCGTCCACCAAGTGTTCACTTCCAGATCAGAAGGAAGAAGAAATTGACCATATTTATCGATGGTGCGTTCTATGATTTCGTATCCTGTACGTATGGTAACGGTTTTATCACTGCCATCCACTGTGTGATAAGTGACATCTTTCCAGTCACTTCCAATATAGACGGTTTTTCCGTCACGTGGGGATGTGATATTTTGCGAGTTGGTTTTTGCCATCTCGAACCACGCTTCCCTGCTTTCACGGCGTAGATTTCGTTTTATAATGAAATAACAGCCGCTTTCCAACAGAATTCCAATGTTCTCTGCGGCATCATTCCCGGAATCTAAGCGGATAAGGAGCGGCTCATTTGTGAGTTGTTTACACAGTTTAATTGTTTCACGCAGAAAACCGGGTGTGTCGCACTGGCAATGTTGCCTTCCCTCACGCAGTTGTGCATTGATTAGATACCCTTCCGTTCCGATATAAGCCATGATTGGAGCATATCCATCATACCCTTTATAAGTACGTGATACGCCTTCTTTTCTGGTTTTCGAATTGTCAAATGGTGTGACATCAATGTCAACCGGAACGAAACCATTGGGAAGTTTGGAAGGAACGATTCCATTGGAACGCAAAAGTTCCACGTTTTCTGCCAGAATATGTTCTCGCTGGGAAGAGCCAATATCATCCATTCTCTGGCGGAGGGTTTCTTCTGATGGAATGTTGTAGGCGATTCCAAGAGCACTTTTATAAAAATCCCGGTCATCATCCATTTCATGAACAGCCTGAAATTGTGGTTTCCCCATACACAACATACCAATATAGGAAAGGAGAATGTCGCCATTTTTAATCTGATGCTGCGAACGGTTGGGAGTTACATCCATTCGATTGCAGCGTTTTACAAAATTGCTTTTGCCAAGGATAGCACCTACAACAGCAAGACCGCTTGCAGGAATAATACGTTCATTGGTAAATTCAATTTTTATATTTTTCATGATATTCTCTCCTTTGTAATGTAAATTTCTAAGAAGATTATACCAGAAAGAGACTTCACCCAACAGGTGAAAATAAAAAATACGGAAACATCTTGAAAACCATTGGAAATTCAGCCCTTTCGATGATTAAGGGGAGTTGAACTTCACGGATTCAGGTACATTACTTATTTTTATGGGTGTAGACTTTGTTCTTGGATTGCTGATCGCTGCCTTTTGGAAAAAGAGCAACAAGTCGGAAAACGGGGCACTGAGTAGCTACTCAGCGTGGAAAGGTCTATGCAGAAAAGGGGTGTCTCTACTGATTGTACTTATTGCATACCGATTGGATGTCACTCTCGGTGTAGACTATATCCGTACAGCGGTAGTACTGGCATTTATAGCAAATGAGGGGATCTCGATTTTGGAAAATGTTGGAATTATGGGCGTAAAATATCCGGAAGCATTAAAAAAAGCACTGGATGTTTTAACAAATAAATCACAGGAGCAGGAGGGCGAGTAATCGTCCTCTTTTATTGTGCGATATCGCACGGAAAGGAATTAAGAATTATGGGTAGCAGAGAATTTTTAAACATTTGCAAAGCAAAGGTAGCGGATTATTTTAATCAGAATAAAGACAAGACTGATACATCTGACAACATGACGGTAGATGATGTATTTGTAGTTTGGTATTGCAAGACACTGCAAAATCATAAGGCATTGCTTAGTACGCCAGTAAGTGATGGTATGTATTACGAGATCACTTACAGTGGAGATAAGAATGAGATCTACTTTGATGCTTATAAAAAGTGGGAAAACATTAAATTTGATATGTAATTGTGCGACATCGTACGGTAGGAGGTGAGAACATGAGCGAACAGAACGAATTTGGAAGAATAACAGCAGAGGAACTGGAAAAGGTATTTGAGACAGAAGAACAGGAGGAAGAGAAAGAATGAAAATTGGCTTAAGGGGAGGACACTCCCCAAATTGTAAAGGTGCAATCGGTCTGATCGATGAGCAGGCAGAAGTGCGGAAGATCTACAATGAGCTCGCACCAATGTTAGAGGCTGCCGGTCATACTGTGATTGATTGTAATTCCAACGCATCCAATGTGTCTGGTGAGCTGTCTGACGGCACAAATAAGGCGAATAGTGCGGGGTGCGATATCTATGTCACCTTGCACATGAATGCGGCAGGAGCGGCGTCAGCCGGCGGTACAGAGGTGTGGTTATACGATGCATCTAACCAGACTATGAACACGATCGCAAGCAACATCTGTAATAATTTTGCAGGAAAAGGATTTGCAAACCGCGGTGTTAAATATAGTTCCGGCTATCATGATCTGAATGCATCCAATATGCCCGGTATGATCGTAGAGACATTATTTTGCACCGGCACAGATGATGTAGCACGGTATCGTAGTTTAGGCACAAAAGGAATTGCTGAGCTGATTGCAAAGGCGATCGACAGTAGAGCGTCTGCATGCAGCGAACAAAAAAATAACCAGAATACAGGAATCGAACAGGAAGGAGAAGAAGAGATGAAATGTTTATTTACAGTAGAGGGAAAAGGTGCAGTGTATTATTTTGACGGTCAAAAAGTAATAACATTGGGTCATCCAGACGAATTAAAAATCATCCAGCAGATTTACAAGGACAACAATGGTAAGGACATGCCGTGTTACAAGTGGAGTCCTAAAGCGCCATGGTATGCAAGGCTCATGTCGGTAATTTACAGTAAAGAGACCACATCTATTTAATAAAAATCCCCTCGGAGATTAGCTCTCTGAGGGGAAAACTTTACAATTGTTAGATAAATTCTCTGGATGTATTTACATATCCGGGAAAATGTGGTATTGTAAAGATGTCCAATACAGATGATGCTCTGTATTGCGGAAACTGAGCAAATCACAGTTTCGCGGATTGAAATATTAGCAGTAGCTTTAATGGCTGTAAGATAAGGATAAGCATTAAGCTTATCCTTTTATCTTGCATTTTTTCCAAAGCTATAGCAGTCATAAAAGCTATCAACAAGCTTTGCAAGCTCATCCGGTGTTAATTTGTCAAACAGTGTTTCTGGTATCCATTTGTAATTTTCGTAAAATGTACTTTCAAAGCTTCCAATCTTGCTGAGTTTTTTGATTTTCTGGTATTTGTCCATCCTTAAAAGGTCATGTAAGTCCATTTCTCCATCTTTTAAAGACTGTTTAGTTTCGCTGGTAAAAACGTTTAAGTCTAATGCCAACATATCCTCAACGCTGCATCCGAGTGCGCCAGATAAAGCCTGCGCATTTTTTGCAGTCATGTTACTTACGTCAATTTCGCCTTTTTCAATTTTCTGTATCTGACGGATGTTAATACCGGTTTTCTCCGCCAATTCTCTTTGAGTAAGGTTCATAAATTTCCTAAGTTCTTTAAGTTCTGCCATAGTTCTTTTCCTTCTCCCCGTGTAGCCGATAGGACAGCAATTTAATTAGATGTGTCTTGCAATTATATTTTTTTCAGTTACTGCGAGGTCATCAATATTTGTTACTTCGATAATTTCGTACTCGGAGTAATCTTCCCAACCTAAAGTCAATTCGTTTCCACTTTCATCAAAAAAGTTGGCTGGTCTCATTTCATCAAAAAAGGTTCTTTCCATGTATTTTTTTAAGTTTTCCATTGTATTTTCTCCTTTTTATAATTATTTCCCGTAAACTTCGCTTAAAATTCTGTTGCACATTGTGTTATAACCATGTTTAACATTAAACAAAAGATTCTGATAATATTTCTGATAAGACGTTTCGTTTATTCCTTTCAGTAGATCGATTACAAGTCCTGCATTGGATTCAGAAATGATTCTGTTGTATCCATCTTTGCAAGATTCCCACATACTTACGTTTTCCGGATATCCTGCCTTGCAGTCTGCGATCAGAGCATCAAACTGCTTGTTCATTTTCTCGATCAAATCGTTTGCAAAGCTGATCTGTTTCTCTGTTCCTGTCATTTTTGTTTCACCTCTTTTTGCTTCATTCCATGCTTTCTTCAAAGCTTCGGAGATTCCGAAAGATGCTTTCTTTACCAGTTCCCATGCTCTTTTCATAATTTTGGATAAGTTGTATTTTTTCATTTTCGTTATCTCCTTTGCTTTATCTTATGGTTATATTTTACGCCAATATTGGCGTAAAGTCAAGAGCAAATTGAAAAGTTTTTAAAATAATTTTAAAGCCAGCGCCTGATCCACTGTGCTATAATAATATGTAGTCAATGCGAGGGGGGATAATCATGGAATACCAGATCTACGAATCTTACGATACATTTTTACTATACCAAGAGTTTATAGAGATACCCGGAAATACTTTTAGCTTCCGGTTGCCAGAAAGGATGATCCTGACAACCGAAATGATGCACACCTTTTTACGGGCGGCGTATATGAGTGTTGGGCGGATGGAGTTGCCGTCCTGAATATTGTATCATTTATTTTGTACTAATTATACTACTCCAAATGGGGTTGAATACTTAGTACAAAACAGATTATAAAAAATCTACAGCCTTAATCGTATTGTCATCATTTAGGTAAATCTCCTGTATCGTTGATCTCCAAAAAGAACGCTTGTTTTCCGGAGACAGCGAATCATACATCTGGCGAAAGTCAGTTTTTAATAGTTCTTCTACATAATGAAGGTTTCTCGTCTCTTCTTCCTCTGGAAAATCAGCAGAAACGGAATATTCTTTCTCTAATCTTTGGTACTCCTTATCGTAGTAATCGAAAGAAATCCTCCCCTTTTGAAATAACAAATTTAATCGTTCCATTTCTTTTCTCAGCTTTTCTGGATCTTTTGCTTTCTTTTGCTTTTTTAGCTCTTCACCGATCTGGTTGCTGCGTACTTTATACTTTTCGTATTCTCTTTCGAGATTTTCGAGCAAATATTTTTCGACAAGGTTTTGGCTTACCCTATGCCTATACGTGCAAATATGATCGATAAGTGCTCTATTGCAACGGTAGTAGCAGTACGTCCTTTTTTCACGTGTTGTACGATTTATAATTGATGAGCATCCGGTACCGACTAATTTCTGTCCGCATACAGGACAGTGCATCAAACCCGTAAATAGGTATACTCTACCAGACGGCGTGTTTTTAATATTTCTTTTCGATATAATCTGCATCTCATCCCATTCTTTTTCTGACAGGTATGCTGGACAATAAGGGTATCCTCTGTACGTCCCTTTATAAAATTCGCTGGATAACATCGTCCGTAACATGCCATAGCTAAAATCAATTCCATAGGTTTCCTGCATGTGCCGGATAGCACCTTTTTTGGTGTTATGGTTTTTAAAGTATCTAAAAAAATCTTCCACCATGTGTTCTGTTTCCGGATCTTTAACCATGCATTTCTTCCCATCTACAATACCTGATTTATAACCAAAAGGCATATTTGCATCTCCAAAAATTAGTTTTTTCTGTCTTATAGATGCTTCATTCACAAATTTAATTCGCTCGGAGGTTGTGTCTACTTCGTTCTGGCCGATTGACAGCACTACATTTAATTGCAAGCGTCCATCCCGTGTCTCCATGTTGATTCCCGGCTCAGATACGGAGATCCAGCGCACTCCATGATCATCCAGAACGTCCTGAACTTTATAAAAGTCTGACAGGTTTCGAAACCATCTATCCAATCTCCAGAATAGTATTACATCAATTCTATCCATTTTCACGTCCTCTACAAGAGCATGTATGGCCTTTCTTTTCTTCAGTTCTTTTCTTGCAGTCTTTCCCTCATCCGCATAGACACCTACTATAGACATGTTGTTGTCTGTTGCGTATTGTTCCAAACATTCTTTCTGGGCTTGTAAAGACTTACCATGTACACTCTGCTCAAATGTGGATACTCGGATATATATGGCGCACCGTAGTATTTTTTCTGGCATTCCGTATCACTCTCCTTTTGTAAAATATATTTAAAATTGGTGCAAAAATAACAGCCAGCGCAAAACAAACGTTCCGCTTGCATGACTGCTCCGAAGATGATACAATACTCTTGGATTTCAAGTGCATATCTTCGGATATGTAGACCGTCTCTGTTGGCGCAGGGGCGGTTTTTATTTTATTGTCCTAAAGAATTAAGGGAATTCATCAGGTCTTCCGTGCTCATACCCGCAGCAGAAGAGGTGTATGCATCAGTGATTTGCGTTGCGTATTGTGTATATACATCAGTTAATTTCAATGACCATTCTTCATAAACACTGTACTCATCTCCATTCTTCTGCATTAGCGTAGCCATTTCGGAAACTCCCTGATTAGAAATCTGGGCCAGTTTCTCAACCTTGCTATTTGATAATTCAGCAAGCGCATTTAAGTCTCCGGCAATCGGAGCAGCTTCGTTATTATATTCTTCTACAAGTCCTGGAGTCGCGTCGGCAATCTTCTTTGTATAATCATCAAGAATGCTTTGATATGTTACTTCGGATTCCGGTTCTTTTTCCACTTTTTCCGCTTTTGATTCATTGTTTTTTGTTGGCTCTTTGCCTCCGCCGCACGCTGTAATAGATAATGCCATAGATCCAACTAATAGCATTGCTATAATTTTCTTTTTCATAATACTGTTTCTCCTGTTTTACTGCTTATAATATTATTTATCTTGCTCCATGTATCTTTTTGCCACTTCGATCAACTTGTCCTTATATCCGTATAGATCATTCAGTGTTTCGATATAAAAACGCTCCATCTTTTTATTTTCATCTGGAATAAATAATTGTTTGTTTTTCTTGTCGAGGTTTATTCTGCAAATAGGTTTTCGATTATTGTCCTTGTACAAAATACCGAAGTAGCTTTCAGTATCTCTATGTACAACATCATTGACATCTACAGTTCCTGCAAGCATCCCCCGCACAATGTAAAACGCCTCAATTTCTTCTTCTGTAGTCACGATTTTTGATACTGGCTCTACAGGTGTTTCTTCTACTTCATTTTTTGCATCATCGTTATCTTTTGTGAGAGCGGAAGAGATCTTATTATTTACTATTTCATTGACAAATGATGAGAACGATCTTTTCACAACGGGCGTGAATTTTTCAATCACTCTTTGATTTTTCTGTCCGTCATATATGTTTGTAAGTACAAGTCTTACAAATTCTTCTGATGGTGCTTCGAATTCAGCAGATAAAACTCCTTTTATTAAAGAACTATACTTCAATTCTTCGGCTGTGCTGAATATTTTTTCTTTGTCAAAATTCTCTTTGCAGAATTTTCTTAATTCGTTAATAGAAGAGTCTTTTAAGTTAATCATATTTATTTCAAGAAATGGCACTAAATCCATTTTGTTTGCTTCTTCTAAGTCGGTGTAAAATCTATATATGATTCCATTTGTTAAAATCCCAAACTTAGCAGGAGACGTGCCAAAATATCTGAAAAGTTGAGAAGAATGTTTGTCTAACTGTTCAGAACAACTCTTGCATTCAATCAAAATACTTGGTTCTCCATTATCCAAAATCGCATAGTCGACCTTTTCTCCCTTTTTAATGCCAACATCTGCAGTGTATTCAGGACAAAATTCCAACGGGTTGAATACATCGTACCCAAGTATCTGGAACATTGGGACGATTAAAGACATTTTTGTTGCTTCTTCGGTGGATACAGTATCCTTTATCATAGATACACGTTCCGAAAATTGTTTAATAGATTCGTTGAACTCCATATTCTCCTCCTTTTGTACTTTAACACCACTTTGCTCTATATAAACGCCGTAGCGCTCATATCATTTCCATAACTGCTAAATTAGGAATAAAATAAATAATATAATTATCTACAGTAGTACATTCACCATATTTTCCAGTATAGCAGTCAATAGCTTCTTGCAGATATTCTTCTGTGACATGCAGATGTTCTGCAACTTCATATCTATTCTGGCAACCAGCATTAAAAGCTGATATGATGCCACGCAATCCGATCATCCGGTTATAGCCATGCAATCTTCCTTTTTGTTCTTGCTTCATATTTTCAATATTTTGCAAATCGAAGATATCACCAACAGCCGTATGGTGATGTCCGATTTCTTCAGCTAAAACACAAGCCTTTTCCGCAGACGTTTTCAACCTGTTTGATATTGCAATTCTATTTTTATAGATCAATCCGTTACTACCGGAAAGAGTCTTTTCGCGGACAATCAGTCCGCTACTATTAGCCTCTTCCAAAAGTTCTTCATAAATCGTCATTGTATCACTCCCATTCAGAGTCATCCATCATGATGTCTTTATCGTGTTTTCTCATTTCATCTGTTACTTTAATGTCAGTTCGTTCATGAGCTGCTAATACCGACAAATCATCATCCATTTGCTGGATAGATAGCAACTGCTTTATGTAATTGTCAGCTTTTTTTCTATTTACTTCCAGCAAAAGAAGATAATTTTTAAAATGAGTTTTTTCTTCTATGGATAATGCGTTAATTCCATCGATGATTTCAAATAAATTTACATTAGCAAACGCATTTCCTATGTCTCCGTCTGTCGGCATATCTAAATCCATCAGATACATGGGCGAGCATCCTAAAATTTTTGCCATATTCGCAATGGTAGATCTCTTTATATTCTTAACCCTTCCATTTTCATACTTTGCTATAGCGGATTTTTGTAGTCCCAATTTCTGTGCTAATTCTTCTTGTGTCAATCCTGCTTCCTTTCTTTTACTTTTTATTCTATCAGACATTGCCATTTTATTTACCCCTTTCTATGTGTCTTGATTTTACTACATTTAATAGGAAATTGCAAGGATTTTCAGAAAAAGTGTCTTAAAAATCCAAAAAAGTTGTTGACATTATTAAATCATAGTGATAAACTGAGTGTGTCTAAAAAAGACACAAACAAAGAAAGGAGGAGCGGTAGAATGAATAAAAACAGACTGGAATCCGTTATGAAACTAAATGGTGATACTGGTACATCGCTTGCGCTATATCTTGGTATTGCACGTAGTACATTTTCTGCAAAAATCAATGAGACGAATGGTGCAGAGTTCACGCAAGGAGAAATTTTGAAAATCAAACAGAAATACTCTTTGTGTGGAGAAGAAATTGAAAATATTTTTTTTAGTCAAAAAGTGTCTCAAAAAGACACTATAAGGAGAAAGCAATGACAGAACTTGTATATTTAAAAAATGACGAAGCAGTGTGTGACAGTTTACAGGTGGCTGAGAAATTTGGAAAGAGACACGACAAGCTGATTCATGAAATCGAGAGAATGTATGGAGATATTGAGGAATTGGGGTCTGCCCAAAATGGTGGACACCCCCTGTTCAGAAAAATGTATTACGTACATCCGCAAAATGGACAGAAATATCCTAAATATATTATGAACCGAGATGGTTTTTCTCTCTTAGTAATGGGGTTCACCGGCAAGAAAGCTCTTGAATGGAAATTGCAGTACATCAAAGCATTTAATCAGATGGAAGCGTTCATCAAAGAAAAGACAACTCAGACATGGGTAGAAACAAGAAAAGCCGGAAAACTGACCAGAAGAGCAGAGACGGACACCATTCAGAAATTAGTGGAATACGCAAAAGGGCAGGGAAGCACACACGCAGAGATGCTTTACATGACCTATTCAAAACTGGCAAATAAGATGGCTGGAATTGGAAAACGTGATGAAGCAACAGTTATGCAGCTGAACAATCTTTCGCTGATGGAAAACATTATTCTCCATGTGATCGACACTGGAATACTGACTGGAAAACATTACAAAGAGATTTATCAGGATTGTAAGAAGAGACTGGAAACTGTGAAAGATCTTGCATATCTGGAATCTGTGGCGTAGCAGATTACTTCAACGTATCAGTTGAGTATTTCTTAGAGTAGGAGGCGAGGAAGAATGGGATACACAGAACATGAAGAAGATGACAGCGCAACCACGACGCAAGAAGAGCACAACGAATACTTATTAAAACACGAAAATTTTATTCGCTGCGCTCGGTGCAAAAATTTAATACACAGTTCAAACAAATATTGTCAATACTGTGGATGTCCTAACGAAAAAGAACATTCTTGATGCTTTCACTTAAAACGCTTGAAAGTAATTGAAACATAGAGTCTCTGACAATTTGCCCTGCTTTGCTTATTCCACTGCGGTAATTTGCAATGGATATAGGAGTTTCAGGCGTGTCAACTAATAGATTCGGAATTGCGTTTTTAATTAATTCTTGCGTATCAGCATCAAGTTCGCCATCAAGAGATAATAGTTCAACAGCATTGCTTAATATCTTTTGAGTCCACGGATATGGCGTACCACACGAATGACAATACCAGGGCGTAACATATTGTGACTTATTAAGAGTTAGAACACCGTCAATCAGATATTTACCTTGAATATGTTCTCCGCAATTTTGGCAATGAGTTATTGTCTTGGTTCCGCATTTTGAGCAGTAAGATTGCTCATGATTTTCTATATTTGTTGTGATTACATGACCATTCAAGCATATTTGAGCAGTTTTATATACTCCCATTTTGCTTTTCTCCTTTCGTAATTATTCCGACTGGTACTCGGTAATTACAGTATAGGAGATATACGGATAAATGGCAATAAAACAAAAAGAAAGCGAGGTGAGAAAGATGGATCGAATTGAATTTGATGCGTTGAGTTCTAAGATGAAAGAACTTGAAGCAGAAGTAGAGAGTCTCAAAAACAAGACCCTCTGTTTACTGGTTAGCTTTGTTGTAATTTTGATTTTTGCATCATTTTCAGTCATGAATATTATAAGACAGTATTCAACTATTCATGATTACTACATGGATTCGCAGAGAATTGATCAGGAGATAGGCCAGTCTCTGAATGAACTGATTCAAAAGATTGAAGAACTTCAGTCAAAGAGTGAATAGACTTGGTTAGTGATTCTATGGAATCTTTGCATGTGGATTCAGAATAATCGATGGAATCGATCAATTTTTCCAGTATTTGATTTTGTTCCCGTTCTTCTCGCAGCTTGGATTCATAATACTGTTGTTCAGCTTCCAGAGACTTTCTCTCGTGATATTCACTTTGGATGAATGTGACAAGTGATACAACAATGGTCGCAAGAAGTGAAATGATGATTTCGGTTTTTATCTTTACGCGCTTGTTTCCTATTGGCAATGCAACGGAATCAGGTAAATCGAATTCTTCAACGGAAGATTCATCAACTATTACATAATCTTCGGAATCGTCGATGTTTGTGATTGCAGTATCCGCACGCAACACTTCTTCCGCAACTGATTGAAATGTTTTTATGTAGGAAGAAAATGCAGACATTTCTGCTGTAGATGATATAGCAGAATTCGTGATTGACAATATAGATTTCAATACTTCGGCATCCATGATACTGCATCTGCAGTTCAGCGCTATTTCAGATGCGGATTTCATATACTCACATAGTCCGCTGGATAGATTTCCGCTGATTAATGATGCTGTTCCAACAAGAGAATTCAAATGGGAGATCATGCCAGAATTTGCGAGACCAACTACAAGTTTTACGGCATCGTTCGGATAATTTGGAAATAATTTATTTCTATCGTATTTATTCAACAATATTTCTCCTTTCATAATACTTGGACATGCCAGTGTCCTGTATTTACAGTATAGGAGATAAGCAAAAAGAAAGCAATCCCGCCACGGAGGTTACGACGGCAATAAAAATAGGAGGTAAAAGGTATTGAACGAGTTACAACAGAAATTAGACAGCCGGGAAGTGGCTGAGATGGTTGGGAAAGCCCACAACAAACTTATGAGAGATATAAGAGATTATATCGATCAATTAGGAGAGTCCAAGATTGGACACACCGATTTCTTTTCGGAATCAACCTACACAACAGCTCAAAACAAAGTGTTGCCGTGCTACCTAATCACAAAAGAGGGGTGCGAATTTATCGCCCACAAACTCACTGGAATCAAAGGAACAGAGTTCACGGCAAAATATATCAAACGGTTTCACCAGATGGAAAACATTATCAAAGAGCACGTTCCACAGGGTAAAGAACTTCTTGCACTTGCAGTACTTGAAGCGCAGAAGACCATTGAAGAGCAGACAGTGCAAATTGAGGAAATGAAGCCAAAAGCAATATTTGCTGATGCTGTCGCTACCAGCCATACATCCATCTTAATCGGTGATCTTGCAAAGATTTTGAAGCAAAACGGCATTGAAACAGGACAGAAAAGATTGTTTGAGTGGCTTCGTGAAAACGGGTTCCTGAGTAAAAGAAAAGGAACGGAATGGAACTCTCCTACACAAAAATCAATGAACTTAGGTCTGTTTGAAGTGAAAGAGACAACATCAGTCAATCCAGATGGCTCTGTCCGGATTAACAAAACAACCAAAGTAACAGGCAAAGGTCAGCAGTATTTTATCAACAAGTTTTTAAATGCAGCATAAGGAGGTACGCATGAGCGAAAAAGACAGAAAAGAGATTGCAGAAATGGTGAAAAAAGCGAAGTATCTGGCAGAAAATGATCCGCATGGATTTATGCTCGCAAAGAATAGCATGGATATTTTAAAAGCGAGATCAGATATGGATGCAGTGGAAGAAAAAGAAGATGACTAGGACAACATATCTCGGACAATCCATCCGTCATACATATTAGAGAGGTGGTGCAAGTGACTATAAAAAACATCGTAGTAATTAACGGCAAAGAGGTGGAGATCAGAGACCTTCCTGACGCTGAACTGTTTGCAGAAAAGCTAAATCGGAAAGCTCTGACCGAAAGAAACTATGAGGAAGATAGGTGATGACATGAAACCTGATATGGAAAAAATCATACAAGTGTTGATATCTCTGATCGAAGAACAGGAACACGTAAAAATTGATTACACACTTGAAAAGAGGACAGAAGAGAAAACCGCCTAGGCGGTAGAAGGGAGGACAAGCTATGAAAGTTAAAGGAACTTACCATTGCCAGACTACTCAACAGCCCAACGCTTTGAATAGTTGGGATATCCGCTCCGTATCTGTTGAGTTACCGGAGCAGGACAAGCCTTACTGGCATAAGGTTGCAGCAGCTGTGATCGGGTTTGGACTGGCGATGATCGGATGGTGGTTAGTGGTTGGGTATTAAAAAAGAGTGCTGTCACAGGGCGGCAACCCTCGAGCACTCAAGAAATTAAATCAGTTAAATTGTAAGCGAAAAGGAGAGAAATGTAAATGAAAAAATTTGAATTAACCAGTGAATTTGTAACTTTTTTAGGAAAGAAGCTCTTTAGAATCAAGGCACTTGTAGCGTTTGGTGATGTAGAAGAGGGTGAATTAGGGGGATTTGTAGAAAAGGAAGAGAACCTTGACCAGTCCGGTAACGCTTGGGTATGCGGTAACGCTTGTGTATGCGGTAACGCTTGTGTATACGGTAACGCTCGGGTATCCGGTAACGCTTGTGTATGCGGTAACGCTTGTGTATACGGTAACGCTCGGGTATCCGGTGACGCTCTGGTATACGGTAACGCTCAGGTATCCGGTGACGCTCTGGTATACGGTAACGCTCAGGTATCCGGTGACGCTCAGGTATCCGGTGACGCTCAGGTATGCGGTAACGCTCAGGTATCCGGTGACGCTCAGGTATCCGGTAACGCTCGGGTATCCGGTGACGCTTGGGTGCAATGCTGCCGCGATTATTCTGCTACAAGCTGCTTCGGATCCCAAAATAGGACGACAACATTTTTCCGCGAGAAAGACGGCGGAATCGGCGTGAGATGTGGATGTTTTTACGGAACACTGGACGAATTTAGGAAAAAGGTGAAAGAACGCCACGGAGACAGCCGATTGGCAAAGGAATATTTGATGTTAGCAGATTTGATGGAGTTTAGATTGTCCAGGGATGAGTAGGAGGATAAGCAATGGATAACAATAAAATTTATGTAAGCGAACAGGAATATGCCCGTCTTTGTAGATTAGATGGGAAGATGGATGCGCTGATTGGATATATTGCAACGGCTGAAAATGAGTATAAATCAAAAAGAAGCACTGATTTAATCGCATACAACACGGATGACGATAAGTATTTTTTGGATGCAAATGTTGTGAAAGCAATTATCGGTATGGAGGAAGAATGATGTATGTAGGTATCGGACCGGAAAAAGACATGGTAGTAACGGATGACCAAGCATTTGATTACGCACTGGAAAGATGTTTGCATGGGACACCGGATGACCAGAAAGAATTTAAAGAAATGCTGGTGGAATGGTTTTACTCCGGGAATTGGGTAAAGGAAGAAAGCGAGGGAACCTATGCTTAAAAGCTATGAAGAAATGAGGAAAGTAGATGTAAAACCATACCTCGAAGAAAGAGATGGTATGGACTATTTAAACTGGGCAATGTGCATTGATTTATTACATAAAAATGGGGCTGAAAATGTTTATTTTACTCCGATTCCAGACCCAGAAACAGGAAGTAGCCTAAGGATGACAAAAGCGGTGTTTAAAGATAAAAACGGAGTTGAAAATAGATGTTACGAGACCAGAATCCGTGTTGTGATAGATGATCAAGTGTACGAGATGCAAACTCCTGTGATGAATGGGGCGAACCCTGTAAAAGACAACTCTATGAGCCAGCAAAGAGTCTGGAATAGCATGTGTAGGGCATTTGTAAAGTGCGTGGCAATACATACCGGCTTAGGTTTCGATTTGTGGCTTAAAGAGGAATATAACAAGATGTATGCTCAAATACCAGAAACAGGAGAAAACAGAGCGTCTGAAGCGAAAATCAAGACACTTAAGAATTTATGCGTATCTCACGGTATCAATCTTGAACGATGGTTGAGAGAAAACAATAGGACAGAGCAGACACTTACCGAGATAGAAGCTGCAACAATGCTAAGTACAATAAAAAATAAATACGGTGATGATTGATGAAATTTACAGGAAGATTAAAAGGTCGTTTGATAGATTGCCACACCATCCTATTCGAATCCGTAGAGGACTTCCGACAAGCCTACGATGAACTGAAAGATTATGAGAAATTAACGCTTGAAATAAAGCCGTACAGAGCGAAGAGAAGCCTTGACGCGAACTCTTATTTGTGGGTGTTACTCGATAAATTAGCGGAAAAGTTGGACATCACCAGGTGGCAAGCGTACCTAAATGAATTAAAATCCCACGGCGCTTTCGAGTATATACCACTCCGAGAAAAAGACATCTATCTGGCACAGTCAGTGTTCCGGATTGTGATAGATCGTGGAGCACAGGAAGTAAAAGACCTAAAAGGGAGAGCTGAAACATTACACACTCTGCAATGCTACAAAGGGTCAAGCAAGTATAACACCAAGGAAATGAGCAGACTCATCAAAGGTGTGTTGGAAGATTGCAGAGAGATTGGAATACCAGATGCAGACCTTCTGACTCCGGATGAAAAAGAAGAGCTTAGACAGAAATGTGGGATTGAACTGTGAGTATTGATTACAGTGACATGGCATTCCCAAAGCCGAAGCGAAAGAAAAAGAAAAAAGGTCATCAAAGAGCATCCGTCAGACCAAAGAAGCTGTGGAGCATATTTACAGAAGATATGGATCACTGCATGCACACCGGAGCTTACGGAGTGGAGAGGCATCATGTTTTTAGTCACACATCGAAAGAAATTGAACTTTCGGAGGACTACGGCTTCATTGCCCCGTTGAGACCAGACCTGCATCCAAACGGAACGAAAGCGGGGAAGAATGCAGCGAAAGTTGACAGAGACTTAAGAAAACGCTGCAAGGAATATTATTTGCAGCACTACGGAACAGAAGAACAGTTCCGGCAAGAATTTCACTATGTTAGTAAGGGTTAAACCTTTGCTATAAATTGTAACCCGTTCATGGCTGCACAGTACGTCACAAATACCTTAAGTAAGCCAGATTCATTGTCTCCCGGTAACTCCGGGAGCAGAAAGGAGAACGAATGATAATTACAATTCCGGGAAAACCCGTTGGAAAAGCAAGACCGAAATTCCGCAGAGCAGGATTTAAGGTCATTACATACACGCCGCCCGCAACCAAGAAATATGAAAAGGAAGTTGCGAGGATTTATAAACAAAGCGCAGGTGTTCTTTATACAGAGATACCTCTGAGAGTTCGAATTTTAGCGAAATTTCCGATTCCAGAGAGCTGGTCTAAGAAGAATAAGGAGAAAGCATTAAAAGGAGAAATAAAGCCGAATAAGAAGCCAGACTTAGATAATATCGCAAAAATCATTCTGGATGGACTGAACGGAGTCGCATACACCGATGATAAGCAGGTGACCAGTTTGGAAATTGAAAAGGTATATTCGGACACGCCTTGCGTGGTGGTCTATATTGCGGAGGATGAGTGATGGCAGAGGTAAAGTGGATTAAGATAGCAACAGACATATTTGACGATGAGAAGATATTGTTGATAGAGAGTTTGCCTGACGCTTACGCAATTATAACAGTCTGGTTCAAGTTGCTATGTCTTGCTGGGAAAAAGAATAACGGTGGTGTATTCCTGATGAATGACAAGATTCCCTACACAAACAATATGCTGTCGACAATCTTTAGAATGAATGAATCCACCGTAAAGTTGGCTTTGAATGCGTTTGAGCAATTTAAAATGATTGAGATAGTGGAGGGAATAATCACGATCCCGAACTGGAACAAGCACCAGACATTGGATGCTTATGAACGGAAAAAAGAGCGTGACAGGCTGTACCAAGAGGAAAGAAGAGCCAAACAAAGAGCTTTGATTGAAAAATCGTCTGACAAGTCGTCTGAAAGAACGTCTGACGTCGCTGTTTCAGATATAGATAAAGAAGAAGATAAAGAAAAAGATAATAATATATATTATGTCCCGTACAAAGAGATCATATCTTACCTAAATGAAAAGACAGGTAAGAAACTAAGATGGAATGTTAAGAGCAACCAAAGGGAAATAAAAGCCAGATTCAATGAAGGATACACTCTGGACGATTTCAAGACGGTTATCGATAAAAAATATCATGAGTGGGGAAAAGAGCCGACAGAAGAGGAAAAGAAGCGCGGAGTTAAGGATATGAGGATATATCTAAGACCAAAAACCCTGTTTGGCGGCAATTTTGATGCTTATCTCAATCAAGAGCAGATGGAAGAGAAAGAACCGACAAAACCAAAATCAAAACCGCCAGTAAGCAGAAATCTAAACAACTTTGATCGCAGAGAATACGACATGGACTCTCTGGAAGAACAACTACTGAACTCGAATTAAGGAGGAATTATGGAACCGAAGAAAGTAACAATAAATTACGCTCTGCTCTGCAAGGAACTAGAAAAGCAGAGCAAGACGAAAGAAAAATTCTCGGCAGAACTCGGGAGAAGCAAGTCTTTTGTCTGTAATATGGCGAAGAACCCGGAACAGACAGAAGATTTTGAAAGAACCATGTGTTTACTTCTCGGACTTGAACCGGGAAGTCTGGTGAAAGAGCCAGAAAAGAAGGGGATGACTGCAGCACAGGCACTTACAGTCATCCGGGATGAGATTTTAGAGAATCGCAGAATCATGCAAGAAAATTTTGAAAAGATCTGGAATAAGATGAACACCAACACCGTCCAACTGGAAAAGATCAAGGACAAGGTCAATATGATGTCAAAGACCGACTACGACAAAGCATTAGAGTGGCTGCAAGACAAAATGGAAGGTGGACGCTATGACGGGGCGAAACTTCTTATGGAGTCAGAAGCGGCAGGAATTAAAAGGTCTGACATCATGAAAGCAAAGGCAGAACTTGGCGTGAGAATCCAGACTACAGGGTACGGAAAGAACACAAAAGCATGGTGGAGTTTGAAGGAGGAGAACCATGGATAGAGGGAAATATAGCTTTAGCGGCAGAATGAAGCAGTCAGCCGGATTTAAACCGGGTAACATGGCAGCATATATGTACGGCAGTACCAAGCGCAAGAGAAAGAAGAAGGTGAGAGGAAAATGAGTAGACCAGTGCACTTTCTGGATCCGTACCGGTTCCAAGTTGAAGAGATGGCGAAACTCGGATGCACGGATGAGCATATCCATAAAGTTTTGCATGACATTCAGAAAGTGGAATTTGCGAGAGATGATCTTATCCGGTACATGGATGAAAACGGGATTCGAAAGAGGAAATCAGCCAAAAGATGGACGCGGAGCAAAGCAATTGAGTGGGGAGAGCTTTGCAAGCAGTTGCGAGGGAATAAGAAGAAAATAAGAGAAAAATAGAAAGGAGCCAGCCTCCGGCCGGGGCAAGGGTATACCGGGCTTCTGAGAAAATGGATAAAGAGAAAAAAGCAATCGAAAGAATTAAAATGGCAAGTGAAATGAGTCTACATCACTATGGTAGACCGCTTGTTTGTACGTATAGCGGCGGCAAGGATAGTGATGTGATGTTAGAGATTTTTAAGCGATCCGGAATCCCGTTTGAAGTGCATAACAGCCATACAACGGCAGACGCGCCTCAAACAGTTCGGCATATCCGGAAAGTATTCAGAGAACTGGAACTGCATGGAATTAAATGTGAAATAGAAAAACCACGTTATAAAGGGAAATTGATTAGCATGTGGAGCTTAATTCCAGAGAAACTTATGCCACCGACAAGAATCGTAAGATACTGTTGCTCTGTGCTGAAAGAAACTGGATGTGCAAACCGGTATATCGCAACCGGAGTAAGATGGGACGAAAGTGCTTCAAGAATGAAAAGAGAAGAATTTGAAAAACTTGGACGAACCAGAAAGGAGCAAGAAAAATTCACAAAGATAATGCTGATGAATGACAACAATTCGCAAAGAAGAATGAGCGAATTGTGCATGCAGCAAAATAAGATGATTGTAAATCCTATTATAGATTGGACGCATAGCGATATCTGGGAATATATAAATTCCGAGAAAATAGAGACGTGCGAACTGTACCAGTGCGGATACGATCGTGTTGGATGCATTGGGTGCGCGCTGGCAGGAAAAAAACGATACAAAGAATTTGCAGATTTCCCGGAATACAAGAAACTGTATATCCACGCATTTGCCAGAATGTTGGAAGAACGTAAAAGACGTGGAAAAGAATGTAAATGGAAGTCAGGAGAAGAAGTATTTCTATGGTGGATGGAAGACGAGAACGTGCCGGGACAGATGAGCATAGAAGTTTTTATTACGGAGGAATGACTAATGCCAAAAGTGAAAGAAACACGCTTGTGAAAAGGCGACACGATTAAATGCGCTGATGCAGAGGATTGCGTGAGGACAATGAATGAGTTGGCGGTCTGCGGGATAGAGACAGATTTTCTCTACGAAAAAGATGGAGAGAGTGGTTTGTGGTTGGAAATAACGGGAGGAAAATTAGATGGATGAGAAGAAAGTTAGAGAAGCGATAGGAAGGCTTCAAGTTGGGATTAATGCGAAAAGAGAAATGATAAAGCATAATAAAGCATTTTTCCAGAAACAAGATAACAGTTATTTGGAAAGTGATATTGAGGTTTATTGCGCAGCAATCGAAGCGCTGGAAAAGCAGTTGCCGAAAAAACCGGACATAATGGACTACATACTTGGTGACATTAACTTTAAATGCCCTACGTGCAAAAGTGAATATATTTGCGAAAAAGGATATGAACATTTTTATTGCCCGAATTGCGGTCAGAAAATTAAATGGAGTGAGTAACATGGAAGAAATTAGAGTCGGAGACATAGTGATGTGCGTTGAATATCCAGGCAATCCATGCGGAATAGTGGTTAAACAGTATCGTCCGACAGCATGCGGACAGCAGACAATGATTAAATGCAATGACGGGCGGTTATTCCACGCACCAACAAGTGATTTTAGAAAGATAAGGTAATTGGAAGGAGCGATGAATAATCATGATGGGAAGATGTAAATTAACAAGTATATGCGGATGTGATCGTTGTTGCATAGAGTGCCCGGAAAATGAAGTGTGCAAAGACCAGTGCGCAAGAATGGACATGTATGAGTATTGTGTGGAGTGTCCGGAGTATGGGGAGGTGGAGCAATGATTTTATTTTGCCCTGATTTAACGGGAAAAGAAGAGATAAAAGCAATGCTTATTGGCAACGGCGATTTTGTTAGACCAGTATTAAATCCATGCATTAAAGAGAAATGTGTAGCGTACAAGGATGGAAAGTGCATGAAATACGATAATGAAGTGGAGGCAAAAGATGAATAGAGAAATCCTTTTTAAAGCGAAGAGAATAGATAATGGTGGATGGGTAGAAGGATATTATATTTATCACATAAAACGAACAATATGTCCAATTGGAGATAGTGTTAAACCAGAAGATGAACAGCATGTTATTATGCAAGACGGTTTCTCTGATTGGAATATGCCGAGGGATACAGTAGTGTACGAAATCGACCCTGATACCCTCTGCCAGTACACAGGACTTACCGACAAGAACGGTAAGAAGATTTGGGAGAATGATATTCTTAGAAGAGATGGATACTGGGACATAATAATTGAATTTGAAAATGGTGTATTCATGGTTAGAAACACTGACAAAGTACAGTATATTAATCGTGTTGTATACACGCCTATTAGTATATTTGATATAAACGTGTATGAAGTAATCGGAAACATTTTTGATAATCCAGAGCTGTTGGAGGTGGAGTGATGAAAAAGTATGATATTTTAATTGCGAAATTGTATGCGTGCTGTGGAAATCAAGAAGAGTTTCCACGTGAGCCGATTACAGTTGATAATGATAGAATGAGCGAGTTATTGGAAGGTGTATTTATGGAAGAGGGATTATTGGAGATGAAGTGATGAAAACAATAATTTACACAGTAGACGACGAAGAACCAAAGAAAATGACCGTGGAAGAAATGCGGAAGAAGCTGGAAGAGTTGACCGGAGAGCAGATCGAGGTGACGGCATGACCAGAGAGACCATGAAGCGCAGAAAGGAAAAGAGAAAATGCTAATTGAAGATAAAGTACAGATAGAAGCAGTGAAAACAAGATCGTATATGATGGGCGAGATAGACGGAAAAGTGATGATTACGCAAGGTAGATATATTGTATTTGTGAAGAAAGAAGATTTCTTGCTCGACATAGATAAGCAGAAGAAATTGCCAGAAGATGGGGTGAAACATTTTTCCACAGAAAATATTCAGATCCAAATGAGGGCGGCCAAGTTGTCAAACAGAATGCTTACAACTGGCAAAAGCATTTTGAGAGCAATAAGAGACGAGGAAACTGGAGAGTATGCTTGGTTTGACAATAAATATTTAAAAATGTTCGACGGATGTACGCCAAATCTTATTAAATACCCCGGAAACTCTGAATATTACGATGCCGTGTTTACACGCTACGGAGAAATAATAGGCATCATACTTCCTGTGAGGGTGAGTGAATGGTGATAATAAGCTAGATGCAGAAAGGAGACAGCGGACATCATGCAGAAAATAGAAGCATACACTATGGCAACGAGAAAGCCCTGTGAGACCGCTTTAAAGCAACAGTGGCATGAACCATTTAAGTGCGACTTTAAAAGCCGTGAGATGGCGAATAAGGACGCTGTGGAGTACATAGCAGAGAAATACAACATAAAAGATCCTGTTCCGGGAGGTGATAGAGTTGGACAAGAAAACACTGAAAAAGTATAAGCCAAACAAAGATAGACTTATCCGGATTGAGAACCAGATACAAGAACTCTGTGAACGGGAATCGACTGTTGTCATGGGGAAGGTAACGGGATCCAGCGCAGATTTTCCGTACACCGAAGTGAGAACATCTGTACAAATGTATGACCCTTACGAAGAAGAGAATGTAAGACGTCAGATCAGAAGAAAAGAAGCAGACAGGCTGCGGATTCTGAAAGAGCAAAAAGAAGTAGAGGACTACATAAATGGGATTGATGATCCGGAGATTAAGGAGATATTCGAGTTGCACTATCTTGAGGGGAAAACCCAGCAAAAAGTCGCAGATGAAATTGGATATACCCAGGCGCGAGTATCGCAGATTATAAGCGGACAGCTTAAAGATTTATAGCATTTATATTTTACTTATGCTATAATTATTCTAGAACGATTGTATATTGTTCTAAAACAATCTTTCCAAACATTCGGAATACCGCTGGACTTTACCCTTTCTCGTCTGGCGGTGTTTTTATGCCGTGGTCAGTTGGGACAAGCAGGTTCGACCCCTGCACACGGCTTTGTGATGTAAGGTTTGCGGCTTACCAGCTGGGGGTTGCTGTGGGAGTGCACACCGGCTTTGCGTCACAAATGGTACCAAAACGCAGGTATCCGCAGATCTGCAAAACAAACAAAAATAGATTCAGAAATCTATATTTAGTGTCAGTACCCGAGTGCGGATAGGGTAAAGGGTGTCAATAAAAGGCATCCTGATCGGACATAGCTCAGTCGGTTAGAGCAGCAGCCTTATAAGCTGTGTGTCACGGGTTCGATTCCCGTTGTCCGGATTGTGGACTACTGCAAGTTTCATCCTTTGCTTATACATTTTTGATTGTGTACTTGGTTATTTTGGTTTTTTGTTGGCATTTGTAATTCTTTCAAGCAGTAGTCCTAAATTCTTAGCATCCAGAGATGGGTGCTTTTATTATGTTTTAAAGGTGGTGAGTCCTATGACAGAAAAACAGAAAATATTTGCAGATGAGTACTTGATTGATCTAAATGCCACACGGGCTTACCGCGCGGCGTATAAGAGTGTGAAGAATGATGTAGTCGCAGCCACAAACGGAGGAAGATTGCTCAGAAATGCTCAGATTCAAACATATATTGCTGAACGAATGGAAGAACGGCAGAAACGAACGGAGATCACGCAGGACATGGTGCTACAGGAACTGGCTGCTATTGCTTTTTCCAAGGCTTCAGACTACGCGAAAGTAGTTGAGAAACAGGCTACAGCAGAAGTAGATGGAAATATTATTCCGCTCGTAGGAGAAGACGGAGAACCGATTCTGTATCGTACCGTAGAATTGGAGCTTACAGATAACCTTACTGAGGAACAGCAGCGAGCCCTCGGAACGATTAAAAAGGGGCGCGATGGATTGGAACAGAAGCCCTGCGACAAGGTAAAGGCGCTCGAGCTTCTCGGCAGGCATTTAGGTATGTGGAATGACAAGCTGGATGTAGCAGGAGATATGGACATGAAGATTGTAGTAGACTATGGTGATGAAGATGAAGGAAGTTAATGTTGGATTTAACAGAAATTTCAAAGAGTTCAATGAGTGCAAGAAACGATACCGACTGGCAAAAGGCTCTGCCGGTTCTGGGAAGTCAGTAAACATTGCACAGAATTTTATCATCAAACTTGGTGATCCGAAGTACAAAGGTGCGAATCTTCTGTGCGTCCGGAAAGTAGACACAACAAACAAAGATAGTACTTATGCGGAGTTGAAGAGTGCAATATACAAGATATACGGAGATAAGGCTGGATTATTCTGGCAGATCAGAAGCAATCCAATGGAGCTGATATCTAAAGTAACTGGAAATAAAATAATTTTCCGAGGAATGAAAGACGATGGACAGCGAGAGAAAGTAAAGTCTATCACATTTGATGTCGGAAAATTAACATGGATATGGATTGAAGAAGCAACAGAACTATATGAAGCGGATGTCGATATTCTCGATGACCGACTCAGAGGCGACTTGTCATTCAATCCATTTTTGTATTATCAGATCACATTCAGCTTCAATCCGGTGTCAGCAACGCACTGGTTAAAAGCAAAGTATTTTGATATTAAGAGTGATGATGTATATACACACCAGTCTACGTACCTACAGAATCGGTTCATAGACGAAGCATATCACCGGCGCATGATGATGCGTAAAGAGCGGGATCCGGATGGATATCGGATTTACGGACTTGGGGAATGGGGAGAGACCGGAGGTATTATCCTTACAAATTATGTGGTTGAGGAATTCGATACATCCACAGAAAGATTCGATTACATGGTAAATTCACAGGACTTTGGATTCAACCATGCGAACTGTATCGGGGAGGTTGGATTCAAGGATGGAGATATCTACTTATGTCGGGAATTGTATGTATTTGAAAAAGATACATCAGAGATCATACAGCTGGCCGAGGGAAAATTCCAGAAGCGAATTACCATGTATTGCGATTCTGCTGAGCCAGACAGGATTAAGATGTGGCAGAAAGCAGGATACAGAGCATGTCCGGTCAAGAAAGAGCCGAACAGTGTAAAAGCGCAGATTGATTATCTGAAGCAGCACACGATCCACATTCATCCATCCTGTACAAACACAATTAAGGAGATCCAGCAGTGGAAATGGAAAAAGGATGAGAAAACGAATACTTTCACGGATGAGCCAGTGAATTTCTTTGATGATGCAATGGCAATGCTCAGATATTCTATTGAGCAAGAGAGAAAAGGTAAAGTGAAGTTAAAGACCTTTAGAGGAGGAATATAAAATGAATGGGAAAAGACCATACAAACTGCCGGAACCGCTTTTATGTTCCGCTGATAAAGAAATCAATATGACATTGATAGACGAATACATCAGAAAGCATGAAGAGCGAATACCAAGGTACAGATACCTTGAGAATCTATACAAAGGATTTCACGATGTATTCCGTCTTCCAGAAAAGGAGTCATGGAAGCCTGATAACCGGCTGGCAGTGAATTTCCCAAGGTATATCACAGAGACCTTTTTGGGATATGCTTATGGGATTCCGGTTAAAAAATCACATCCGGACGAAAAAATAAAAGAGGCGATCCTTGAATTTGACCGGGATAATGATATCTCCGACCAGGAATATGAGCTGGCGAAGAAGTGCTGTATCTATGGACATGCATTTGAATATTTTTACCAGGACGAAGAAGCAAAGACAAAGACAGTAGTCTGCAATCCAAAAGAACTGTTTGTTGTCTACGATGATACCGTAAAGAGCCGTGCATTATTTGCTGTTAGATATGGAAAAAAGGACGATAATGTTACAAGGTATGGTGAGATACTTACAAGGACAGAAATCATCCAATTTGAGGGAGAAAAGATGCAGGAGGGCATGCCGAATCCTTACGGGCGTATTAACTGCGTGGAATACGTGCTGAACGATGAGAGAATCGGTCTGTATGAAGAAGTTGCCGGCATGGTAGAAACATACAACCGAGTGATCGGAGAAAAGGCGAACGATGTAGATTCTTTCGCAGAAGCGTATCTTGCAGTGCTTGGTGCAGAATTGGACGAGGAAGGCGTTTATAAAATTCGCGACAACCGGATTATAAACCTTTATGGTACAGATAACGCAAAAGATATTATCGTGCAGTTTCTTGGCAAACCTACGGCAGACGGAACACAGGAAAATCTTTTGAATCGGCTTGAGGATTTGATTTATCAGACAAGTATGGTAGCGAACATCTCTGACGAATCTTTCGGAAATGCTTCTGGAACTTCCCTTGCATACAAATTACAGTCCATGAGCAATCTTGCGTTGACGTTCGACCGCAAAGTTGAAAAGTCCATGAGGAAACGATATAAGCTGTTTTGCTCTCTTGCAACGAATGTGTCAGATCGGGATGCATGGAAAGATATTGATTTTACGATGAGCAGAAATATCCCGAAGAATCTCTTGGAGGAAGCGCAGACAGCACAGGCGCTTGAAAGCATCGTGTCCAAGGAAACACAGCTGCAGGTTCTCTCGATCGTCAAGGATGTTTCAGAGGAGATTGATCGGATGGAGAAAGAGGACAAAAAGAAGCAGGAAACAATCGTAGAGAAGCGGATGTTCGGAGGCGCGGAAGATGAGCAGTCAGGAGTATTGGAAGAATAGAGAAGAGGAGCAGCGGAAGAAAAACATTAGGGACGAAGCTGAATATACGAAAGAGATTGAGAAGATCTATGTGAACATGATGGATGAAATTCAGAAAGAAATTAATGGATTCTATACACGTTATGCAAAAGCAGAAGGGATCACAATCGCAGAGGCAAAAAAGCGGGTATCCAAAATGGACATTGATGCGTACAGTCGAAAGGCAGATCAGTATGTAAAGAATAAGGATTTTTCAAAAGAAGCCAATGAGGAGATGCGACTCTATAACGCAGCTATGAAGATTAATCGACTGGAAATGCTTAAAGCAAATATCGGAATGCATCTTGTTGGTGGGTTTGATGAGCTCCAGAAGTATTTTGATGAGATTCTTACGGAGAAAACACTGGAAGAATTTGAAAGGCAGGCAGGTATCTTAGGGGAATCCATTCAGAACAATGCGAAGATGGCACATTCGATCGTGAACGCTTCTTTCCACAATGCGAGATACTCAGACCGTATTTGGATGTATCAAGATATGCTGAAAACTGAATTGTCGAAGCTATTACAGACTGGTTTGATACAGGGTAAGAATCCGAGAACACTGGCAAGGCACCTTACCAAACTGTTTGGAGTAAGCCGGGAAAATGCAGAGCGACTGATGATAACGGAGCTGTCGAGAGTGCAGGCAGAAGCGCAGAAACAGTCTTATATCCGCAATGGATTTGATGAGTATGAGTTTATCGCAGAACCTACCGCCTGTCCGATCTGTAGATCGTTGGACGGAAAACATTTTAAAGTATCAAAAATGATGCCTGGAGAAAATGCGCATCCAATGCATCCTAATTGTCATTGCAGTACAGCAGCATATATGGATGATAAAGAGTATCGAGAATGGCTGGATGGATATTCCGAACATGGAATGGATTTTGAAACTTGGAAGAAGAGGGTTGAAAAGAAATCTACGTTTGATATAATAAAGGCAGATAAAACTGTCAGCGGACATTCCGGTACTCCTAAAATGGCAGAGGCGGGAATGGTAATAGACCATATTGGAAAAGATGGGAAAGTAGATGTAAGAGCTTTTTACGGAGAGTCAAAATTAAAATATAAAGATATCCATACAACTGCGCATGGGAATCCCAAGCAGCATCCTTATGGAGAACATGGGGAACACGTACATGATTATACATGGGGAGATGATGGTAGACTGAAGAATAAGACAACTCGCGAATTAAGCAAAGAGGAAAGAAAGGAGAATGGCGATATATTATGAATAAAGATGAATTAAGACAAATTTTATCTGAGTGTTGCAATGATATTTCTTTCTTTTACAAAGGATTGGCATCGGGAGTGACAGTTGAAGTCAGAGATTACATTCCAACGTATCAAGCGTGGCATGGTGATGATACGAAAGAGTATGATAATGTAGATGAGGTTATGAATGATAAATTTTATAGCGGAAAATCATTAAACGATCTAGTAAAAGAAGTAGAAATTGATGCAATGTAATACCATCGGTCGAGCGGGCTGGTGGTTTTTTTATACCTATTTTTAAGGAAGGAAGCGTGAATGATATGAGCATACCAGAGAAAGTAAAAGTTTTATATAAAGAATATACAGTAGAAGAACAACAGAATCTACATGATGAAGAAGGCGATTTGTATGGGCTGATACAGTATCTCCCAGAGAAAATCGTCCTGAATGCAGATGCGTCAGAAGAACAGAAAAAATCGACTTTAGTACATGAATTGTTGCATGCACTTGATGAAATGTACAGTATTGAACTGGAAGAGAAGCAGGTTGAGAAACTTGGAAATGCGTTGTATATGCTACATTGCGATAATCCACAATTGTTTCACGCCGAAGGGGGCGATAACGATTGATTGAGGTAAGAATTCGACCAGAGCGAATCGAAATCTCTGGACACGCCGGGTACGCAGAACCTGGAAAAGACATTGTTTGTGCTGGCGTTACGGCGCTTACGCAGACGCTGATCCAGTCGATTGATGACTTAACGGATGATGAAATAGAATACAGAATATCTCCCGGAAAGGCTGAGATAGAATACAGGAATCTGTCAGAGAAATCAAAAACTCTGGTGGATTCCTTTTTCGTTGGCATTCGCTTGATTGCCGATGAGTTTCCGGATTATGTAGCAATTATGTAATTCGCGCCCAAGTCTTGAAGGCGTAAAAAGCTAGGGAAAAGGACCATGAAGAATGTCATTAAACTTTTAGGAGGTAAAGAAAATGAAGAGCAGGATGTTTAGAATGCTGCAGTTATTTGCAGAAGAAACCGTAGATCACACAGCAGAACCTGATGCGGTGAAAGATAGTGTTAATCCGGAAAACACATCTGATGATAGCGGGGAAGAAAAAAAGTACACAGACAAGGATGTGGATGCGATTGTAAACAAAAGATTCGCAAAATGGAAAACTGAGCAGGAACAGGCGGTAAAGAGTGCTAAGGAAGAGGCAGAAAAGCTGGCAAAAATGAATGCTGAGCAGAAACAGAATTACGAGATCGAGAAGTTGCAAAAAGAGAATGAAAAACTGAAGCAGGAGGCTGCAAAGGTTGAGCTTAGCAGAAGCGCCACAGGCATTCTTGCAGAAAAAGGAATTGAAGCAACGCAGGATGTTCTTGATTTTGTTGTAGGGAATGACGCTGATGATACGAATGCAAAAATTGATAAGCTTGTAAAAATCGTGGAATCCCAGCTTAAGAAAGCCGAGATCGCCAGAGCAACCGGAACTACACCAAAAACCATGACGAACTCAGGAAGCCAGTTGTCTGAATTTGAAAAGAGACTTGCAAAGTATAAATAAGGAGAATGTGAAGATGAAGAACAGAGAATTTATGATGTTACAGTTATTTGCGGCAGGAGACAACAATGATATGCCGGTAAGAAGCTACCAGCTTGAGTTTAAAAGTCTTTTGCAGGCAGTATTTAAAAAGATGTCCTATTTCGCGGATTTTTTCGGCGGCGAAATTGAGGCACTTGATGGTGTTAGAGAGAATGAAACGGCCTTTTATGTAAAGACATCGGATATCCCGGTTGTAGTGGGAACTGGGTACGATAAGACAGCTACGAAAGCGTTCGGAACAGGAACAGGAAGCTCTAGCCGTTTCGGTGAGAGAAAAGAGATTATCTACGCAAACACACCGGTTAATTATTCTTGGGAATGGAATTTCCATGAAGGAATTGACCGACACACCGTAAATAATGATTTTGACGTTGCGGTAGCAGATCGCTTGGAACTGCAGGCGAGGGCTAAGACAAAGAAGTTTAACAAGCAGCACGGAAAATTTATTTCCACATCTGCAGGAAAAACTTTAAGTGTTACTGATTATACGGCAGACAATGTATTAAAGCTGTTTAATGAGCTGTCTAAGTATTTTAATAACATCGAAGCAGTTGGAACGAAAAAAATTAAGGTTTGTTCCGATCTGTACAATGCCGTCGTGGATCATCCTTTGAATACGACTGCTAAAAACTCCACTGTAAACATTGATGGCAATGAGGTTGTGAAGTTCAAGGGATTCCTTGTAGAGGAGATTCCGGATGAATTATTCCAGTCTAAAGAATGCGCCTATGCTTATATCGCAGGAGTTGGTAAGGCGTTTACTGGAATCAACACGGCAAGAACAATCGAATCAGAAGATTTTGACGGCGTAGCTTTACAGGGTGCCGGTAGAGCCGGAGAGTTTATCTTAAACGATAACAAAAAGGCGGTAGTAAAAGTGACAGTGGGGGAATAGCACCCCCTGAAGACCTCGCCTTGGTAGGCAGGGGGAAGATTGGAAAGGCAAAAGTAGGAAAAGCAAAATAGGAGGTATGAGTTATGGCATATACACCAACTACATGGAATGACGGCGACGTTATTACAGCAGAGAAACTGAATAAGTTAGAGCAGGGCGTGAAGAATGAGCAGGTTGGACCAGCAGGACCAGCAGGACCAGCAGGTCCAAAAGGCGAAAAAGGCGATCCGGGTGCGCAGGGACCTGCTGGAACAAGTTACACTCTTCCAGCAGCAAACAAGACAACGCTTGGTGGCGTAAAACAGATGGCTTTGATTGCAGATTTGTCCACAGAAACAGGGGCTGATTTAAAAAATAAAATCAATGCAATTCTTGCTGAAATGAAAAAACAGGGTATCATGGCGAATTCGTAAGGAGTTGAAATTGAATGCTGGATGATTTAAAAAAACTTCTTGGAATCGAGGATGATTCTCTTGATCAGAAACTGGAGTTGATACTCAGATCTGTGCAGGGGCGCCTAAAGCTCCTGCTCGGAGGAATTGAAGTACCGGAGGAAATGAATCATATCGTTGTGGAAGTGGCGGTGATCCGGTTTAATCGTTTGGGGTCCGAGGGGATGTCTTCCCACAATGTCGAGGGCGAGAACACGTCCTACAATGACAACGATTTTGATGGATTTATGAATGAGATACATGCTTTTTTAGATTCGCAGAAGGAATCAAAACGAGGAATGGTGAGATTTATTTGAGATGTGATACAGAGGTATTCTTCCAGTCGATCACGACCGGAGAATATGATGAGTCTACCGGAGATTATGAAGAAGATAAGATCACGGAAGAAAAAAAGTATGCCAGTGTTACAGATACCGGCACGGATACGATGAATCTTGTGTACGGTGATATAAAGCAGGGAAGTAAGACAGTGCGCTTGCAGATGCACTATAAAAAGCCGTTCGACCGTATCCGGATAGGCAATGTCCTATACAGAGTGGATTTTGAACGAAAACTGCGAACAAAGCACGTGTTTGTAGTATCGGAGGTGCAAAGTGGCAGAAATTAAATTTGAGGGAATCGCAAAGCTGAATAAAGGTTTGAAGAAGCGGATGGATATGGGGAAGTTAAAATCTACCGTAAAAAAGAACGGCTCTGCTATGGAATCAAGGGCGAAAAGAAACGCAGTATTCAAGGGACATTACGCATGGGAAGAAGGAAAAGGCATGGTATTCAAAAAGCCGACAGGGAATTTGAAACGGAGTATAGGTTTAGAAATATCTCCGAATGGACTGAAGGCTACTGTGGAACCGAAGGCAGAGTATGCTGCTTATGTAGAATTAGGCACTCGTAAGATGGAAGCCCAACCCTATTTAAAACCCGCATTTGAGGAGCAAAAGAAACAGTTTGAAAAAGATTTGCAAAAGCTTGTGAGGTGAGACATGGATCCACAGCAAGAATTATTTACAAAATTACTTACAGAGATCAAAGCATTAGGATATGACGTATATGACGGCTTCTTACCGCCGGATGGTACGCCGTATCCTTTTGTGTATCTCGCAGACAGCCAATTGATCGATGATGCGAATAAGACCGCTGTGTTTGGCAATGTGTATCAGACAATTCACGTCTGGCATAACAATCCAAGACAGAGGGGAACGGTGTCAAAAATGTTGCTGGCGATTAAAAATGTGTGCAGAAGACTGGATCATACCGAAAATTTTGCATGGAATGTCCGGAATGTAAATCAAAGAATTTTACCGGACACAACAACAAAGCAGCCTCTTTTACATGGGTTGCTAGAAATAGAATTTAGTTTTAGTTAGAGAGGAGAAAAAGCATGTTTAAGACAGGATTACAGTTATTTGCAGAGGCGGTATCCGGCAAGAAAATTGTATATTTGTACCGCCTTGCAGAAAAAGCAAAACAGGAAGCAGCAAAGAATCTTGCGTTCACAACGGAGAATGGAAGAACTAAGAGTAAGGATGCAGATTCTACTGCAACGAAAGACGGTACAATCCGTACACCAGGAGCTGCGGAGACAGAAATTACAGCCACTGCGGTTTTGGCAAAAGGCGATAAATTGATCACAGAACTTGAGGACGCTATGGATTCCGATAAACTTCTTGAAATTTGGGAAGTAAACCTTGAAGAAGCAGCGGAAGCGGGTCCGAATAAATTTAAGGGAATGTATTTCCAAGGATATCTCACAGAAGTTGAGGTCACGTCTTCTGCAGATGAGAATGTGGAAGTATCCCTTACTTTTGGCATCAACGGATCAGGTAAACGCGGAGATGTAACCGTGACAACGCAGCAACAGGAAATCGCGAATTACGTGTTTAAGGACAGCGTGAAAGAGGGGGAATAATGCCCTCTGACGATGTAGCCTTAATCGGCAGAGGTAAAGTAGGAAAGGCAAAGGTAGGAAAAGAATAGATCATGTACATAGAGGGCGGCAAGACCGCTCTCTTTTTAATGGAGGAATAAAAAATGATGGAATTAACAATTAACGGACAGGTGTACCAGTTTAACTTTGGAATGGGATTTTTGAGAGAGATAAACAAGCAGACAAATGTGCCGATAGATGGAGCGCCTGGAGTTAAAAAAGATGTCGGGTTCCGGTACGCGCTTATGAATTTGATGGATGGAGATCCAGAAGCTCTTGTGAATATTCTTGACGTTGCAAATAAAGGACAGAACCCAAGAGTAACAAGAAATCTGCTCGATGGTTATATCGATGACGAGAATACAGATATCGATGAGCTTACAGATACAGTAATGGGTTTCTTAAAGAGTGCGAATGCTACGAAGAGGACGACGAAAGAGTTGGTGGATGCTGTGGAGAAAGAGAAACAGAGGATAGAAGAGGAAGAAGCACGGAAAAGAGAGTTGATGGTGTAGGGTTTGAAGAATACTACAAAGAAGCAGCTTTGAATTGTTTTCGGTATCTGGGTTTCAAGAGCTTTGAAGAAGTGGACAGGTTGACGATCCCGGAATACACCCTGCTTATGGAAGCTGTGCAGCTAAGAGAAGTAGATAAGGACTATCGAAATCATCTGCAGGCATTCTTAAATTTTGCTGTAAAAGCAGAGAAAAAGGTTGGAAAGAATAGGTCGAAACCAGTGTATCAGAGATTCAGAAAATTCTTTGATTACGAAAAAGAAGTGGATCGCATAAAGAGCCGCAAGAAGAAAAATGAAAGATTAGACATAATCGGCAGGATGATGAAAGGAGAGTGATGGCATGGCAGAAAGTTATTCAGTAAAGGCAATATTATCTGCACAGGATAGAGGATTTACGTCTGCTTTCAAATCTGCAATGGGTACCGTAAGCAATTTAAAAAGCACGCTCACGAGTGGAATAGGGTTCGGGATCATGGCCGGAATTGGGCAAAAGGCATTTGGTGCTGTCACATCCAGTATTGGTGGTATGGTGTCAGAGTTAAATTCTTCCAGCGCTGCATGGAAAACATTTAATGGAAACATGTCGATGGTTGGAAAAGGCGCTGACGAGATTGCATCTGTAAAAAAGGAATTGCAAGAGTTTGCAGAAGATACGATTTATAGTGCATCTGATATGGCGAGTACTTATGCTCAGTTGAGCGCAGTTGGGATTAAAAGCACGAACAAGCTTGTAAAGGGATTCGGAGGGCTTGCTGCGGCGGCCGAGAATCCGAAACAGGCAATGAAGACTTTAAGCCAGCAGGCTACACAGATGGCAGCAAAGCCAACAGTTGCATGGGCGGACTTTAAACTTATGATTGAGCAGACTCCGGCTGGTATATCAGCAGTCGCGAAAGAAATGGGTATGACTACCACGGAGCTTGTACAGAATGTGCAGGACGGGAAAATCGCGACAGAAGATTTCTTCGATGCTATCGCAAAAGTCGGCACAAATGACGCGTTTACGAAGCTTGCAACAGAATATAAGACCGTAGATCAGGCGATGGATGGTCTGACCGAAACAGTAAGCAATAAGCTGGCGCCGTCATTTGATGTTTTGTCCGGTCGAGCGATTAAGTCCTTGGACGGGATAATCAATAAAATTGGAGATCTTGATGGAGATGCAATCGCAGGGAAATTAACTGGATTTCTCGATAAAGCAAGTGGATACTGGAATGTTTTAAAGACAGAGGTTTCCGAAATAAAGGCTGCTTTTGGAGATGCCTTTTCTGCAATCGGAGAAGATTTGGGAAAGATTACTGGCGCATTTGGCTCCACGGAAAGCATCAGTTCTTTTGCTGGTGTAATGGACTCTGCGAGTGGGGCATTGCAAACATTTGCCGGATTCCTGAAAGAACATTCGGAGACCATCGCGAAAGTGATATCAAAACTCCCACAGCTTTTCGTTGCATATAAAGGCTTTAAGATTGCGAAAAGTGTTGCTCCATTTGTAGGCACATTCACGAGTGCAATTGCCGGCCTTGCCGGAGCTGGAATAAGTAAAATCGCTGGAAAATTGTTTGGAATCTCTAAAGGGCAAGAAGCGGTCGGTAAAAGCAGTGCTGCAAGTTCCAAGAAAATGCTTGCGTCCGCTAAAGCATTTATGATGCTTGGAGCAGGGGTTGCGTTAATCAGTGGCGGATTTTTCTTGTTGGCGCAAGGTGCAAAAGCAGTGGCGGATTCCGGGCCATTGGCCGTTGCTGTTTTAGTTGGAATGGTAGGTGCTTTAATTGGGTTGAGTATTGGAATGATGAAAATGCTTTCCGCAATGTCTGGCGGCACAAAGAAACTTACTGCTATGTCTACTGCAATGTTAGCGCTTGGAGGAAGTATTTTGCTGATAAGTGCAGCATTTTGGGTGCTGTCAGATGCGGCAATTAGAGTTTCAGAAGCAGGTCCTTTAGCAATAGGCGTTTTAGTTGGAATGGTAGCGGCAATTGCAGGCCTTTTGATCGTTGCAAAAATGGTGGCTCCAACATTGACGGCTGGTGCAGTTGGTTTTGTAGCGTTTGGAGCAGCTGTTGTTTTAGCGGCAGCCGGAATTGCTATACTAACCGCATCTGCGATTTCTCTTGCGAATGCAGGACCGCTTGCCATTGGAGTGATGTTTGGTCTGATCGTAGCAATTGGTGGATTGATGGTCGTAGCGGCAGCAGTCGCACCAGTTTTAACTGCAGGAGCTGTTGGACTGATTGCATTTGGAGCGGCAGCAGTCCTTGTAGGGGCGGCGGTTTTGCTTGCAAGCGCAGGATTAACTTTGGTTGCAAGCGTGCTTCCTATTGTTGCTGAGTATGGATTACAGGCATCCGTGGCAATCGGAGCATTAGGGGCAGCAATGACAGTGTTTGGAGCAGGGACGATTGTAGCAGGAGCTGGATGTACGGTTCTTGCAGTTGGATTGTTGGCAGTAGGAGTTGCAGTGCTTGGTGTCACGGTGGGAGTTGTTGCATTTGGAGTGGCGATGACAGCAGCGTGTGTTGGCGTACTGGCAATGGCAGCGGCACTATTGGCGGTTAATTCCAGTATGAAGTCGATTGCAAAGAATGCGAAAACAGCACAGAAATCTATCGAGAGCATGAAAGATTCTGTAAGCATTGTGAATGATGGACTTGATGCTCTTGGAAATAAAGCGAAAAGTGCGGTGAAATCTATTGTAAGTGTGTTTGATAACGGAGCTGGAAAAGCGAGAAGCTCTGGGCAGAAACTTGGGGACAGTGCAAAAGAGGGTGTGCAGAACGGACTACAGCCAACACAGGCAGTCGCAATCAAAACTGTATCTGCAGTATTATCATCTTTGTCTTCTGGGGCGAGCGGAGCATACAGTAGTGGTTACAACATAGGTTTAGGTTTCGCGAATGGTATGTCGGCAACATTAGGATATATCAGATCAGTTGCAGCACAAATGGCTGCGGCTGCAGATGCGGCAGTCAGGGCAAAAGCAAAAATCCACAGTCCGTCAAGAGTATTTGCTGGGCTGGGTGTCTATGTAGGAGAGGGATTTGCGCTTGGAATTGAGTCGATGTCCAGAAAGGTTGCAGAAGCTACGCAGAACATTGTGGAGATCCCAACATTATCCACAGACATGAGAATGCGAGCTTCAGGTGCTTTGGATTCTGAACTTTCCGGTGATTATTCCTATAACAGAAATGCTACATACACAATCGTTGTGCCGGTTGAGTACAACGGGCGTGAAGCGGCTCGGGTTACAGCGGAGTTTACACAGAAGGAATTGGAAAAACGGGAAAATATGAAGATGATGTTAGGAGGAGAACGTGTATATGTATGAGTTCGTTGATACAAATTCGGTGGGGAATGCAAAATCCATTCCGAGTGAAGCTCTCCAAATTGATGGGAAGTATATTGAAAATCTAATTGATGGATATCGGACTCTATATGTGAGCGGACGTGAACTTCTGGAGTCTGAAATTACGGATAGGGAAATTGATGGAATTGGTGGATCGGAGTACTTGGATAGCCGCAGCGTAACAAGGGATATCACAATTGGGTATCAGATGCTTTGCACATCTCCAGCTGAGTTTCGAGAAAAATTCAATAGGCTCTCTGATGTTTTAAATAAAGAGCAGGCGAAATTGGTTTTTGCGGATGAACCGGATAAATACTTTATCGGAACAAAGTCAAGTGTTGGAGATATAGAACCCGGTAGGCTGAGCGTAAAAGGCGAATTTACTTTTTATTGTTGCGACCCGTGCAAATACTCTACTGCAGAAAAGCAGTTCCCAGGCATCCAGCAGAACGGGTACCAGACCATCACCATCCAAAACAACGGCACCGAATGGGCAGACGTGGACTATGAGATCACACACCAACACGAAAACGGCTTTATCGGACTAGTAAGCCAGTATGGAGTGATCCAGCTCGGAAAACAGGAAGAGGCGGACGGAGAGAACTACGAAGCGTCCGAAGAACTGTTTAACGGTTACGGCTTGTTTCAAGATGATCACGGCACCTCTTACCAAAATCCAGAAAACACCACACAGGGAACACTCGAAGTCAAGAATGTTGCCGGATATAACGTGATGGCATTAAAAGGTGGACAAGCAACATCCGGATACTGGAACGGTGGAATGAAAACACTTACTATCCCGGCAGACAGCGAGGGCAGACGTGGTGCGAAGAATTTTTATTGTTATACGCAGCACTGGTTCGAAACCGGATTAATGGGGCAGACAGGAGCACAGACCATTGCGTTTCTGACAGGCGATAATAAAGTAATCTGCGCAATGTCTATCAACAAGAGTGATTCTGTCGGAAACACGGCTCGTATCGAGTGGTTTGCTCCCGGAAACACATTAATCAGACGAGAAGAGTTCCAACCGACAGCCTACGAGGGTAATCCGTTTAATCTTAAAATGGGATGCCACAACGACTTTTTAAAAGAGGGAGAAAAGCTGCGGATTTTCTGGTATGGTACTTACAGAGATCTCACGATCCCAGAAATTAAAGACATGGAATGCGAAAAAATCCAGATCTGGATTGGACAGTGGGGAGACAGGAATCTTACAAACCAGTACGTTACACACAACTATTTAAAAAGCATTCGTTTCCGAAAAGACAATGTCGATAAGTATAAGGACGTACCAAACCGGTATCGTGCCGGAGATGTGGTGTCTATAGATGGAGAGAGTACAAAGGTCTATGTAAACGGGATGCCGGCAAAAGGAGATGAGATTAATGGATCCAATTATCCAAAAGTTCCACCGGGGACAACGGAAGTCCAGTTCTGCTACTCTTCCTTTTCCTCTCCTCCGCCGCAGATTAAAGCAAAAATAAGAGAGGTATACTTGTAATGGACAGCATTAGAATTGCGATTTTAAGTGCAAATAACACGCCTGTAGCGTTTATGGATAATGCGCACAAAAAGTCCATGCACTACTGGGGTGATGAGCTACACGAATACTTACAGGGAGCAGCGAATACCTATACTTTTACGGTAAACGCCAAACATCCAGACGCAGAACATGTTACAGTCGGAAACAAGGTAGCCTTTACATGCAAGGGTAAATCTTACTACTTAAATATTGTAAATACCGACCAAACGGAGCAGACGATTACTGCCACGGCGTGGTCACTGTCGTTTGAGTTAATCAACGAGGATGCTGGCGAATATAAAGCCGGAAAAGCAATGAGCATTGAAGAGTACATTTCCGTATTTGACGCGGAGAGGACACTTAAATTGGGTCTCAACGAGGTGTCAGATAAGCGGATCACCAACGAATGGACCGGTACAACGTCCGTATTAAAGAGATTATTCTCCCTGGCTAATGTCTTTTCTGCGGAGATCGAATTTGAGACAGTACTGAACAGAGACTACTCTTTAAAAGAGATTGTCCTAAATGTATATCG